GATCAGGTCTGGTATTACGGTACTTTAGGTAGGACTGCATGGTCTGACAGCCCGCTGCGGGAGTATCCTATGGCAGCTACGTACAGCCAAACAATTGTGTACCATGAGAGCGGCACAAATAATGTAGAAGTTAACGGAACCATTCTTCCAATTACTTCGTATATACAGTCATCTGACTTTGATATTGGCGACGGTCACAACTTTGGTTTTGTTTGGCGGATGATTCCTGATATTACGTTTGATGGATCAACTACGTCTTCTCCTGATAAACCGCAGGTAACATTTAGCGTTCGTCCAAGACAGAATCCTGGCGCGCCTTACGGCACAGCAGATACTCCGACAGTACAGTCAGCACAGTCCTACAACACGGTGAAGAACTACAACGTGCAGGAGTTTACCCAGATTGTGTATACAAGACTGCGCGGTCGTCAAATGGCTTTTAAGGTCAGCTCAGATCAGTTGGGATGTCAGTGGCAGTTAGGTGCGCCACGTATTGACATCAGGCCGGATGGGCGTAGATGACCACACAGATTGTTACTACAGAGGTTCTGGATCTTGCTCGGACAAAAGCTCCGGCTCTTCCTATTGCGCCGGTAGATTACAACCGCCAGTATCAGGATCAGCTTAATAACGTCTTACGTCTGTACTTCTCTCAGATAGATAACCTGATAGGTCAGTTAAGCTCAAACACTTCTGTTACTACAGCTAACTTGCGGGTTCCTTATGGAGCATTTTCTAGCAACCTTACGCAAACAACAACAGCAAATACAGCAAAGTTGTTAACAATGAACACAACGGATTTTGCAAGCAACGTAACGCTGAATTCGTCAAACATTACTGTTGAGTATGCTGGGATATACAACTTGCAGTTTAGTGCGCAATTAGAAAACTCTGCCAATTCGCCGGAAGATGTATATATATGGTTACATCAAAACGGCGTTTCTATTCCTGGTTCTACTGGTGTAGTTGGTTTGCAGGCTAGGAAAAACCCTGGCGATCCAGCCCATGACATTAAAGGATGGAACTACTTTTTATCCATGAATGCTAGGGATAACGTATCTATCTTTTGGTCAACTACAAATGCTAATGTAACCGTACCTTTTTATGCTGCTTCGGGCAGCCCAACTAAGCCAGCTACTCAATCAGTGGTGACTACGCTAACCTTTGTTTCAGCGTTACCCACATGATACTATTGACAAAATTTTCTAAAGGTGCGTTATGAGCCTGCATACCCTAGCTAACCATCTTCAAACTGCTGGTCGCGGTGATGACAAGATGCTCGTCCACATGACCCCAGGTGAGGTACATGGATTGCAATCTTTAGCCATGGCGCATGGTGGTTCTCTGACTATCAATCCTGAGACTGGATTGCCAGAGGCTGGTTTCCTGTCGGGCATTCTTCCTATGGTGGCAGGTGCTGCATTAACTGCTTTTTCGGGTGGTGCAATTAACCCATTGACCGCTGGTCTTATTACTGGCGCTGCTGGTACTGCTGTCACAGGCAGCCTTAGCAAAGGTTTAATGATGGGTTTGGGTGCTTATGGCGGCGCAGGTTTAGGCGCTAGTTTGGGTTTGGGCGGGGCTGAAGCTGCGGCTAGTAGTCTTGGTTCTGCTGGAGCTGCGCAAGTAGCAGCTAATCAAGCAGCTACTGCCACTACTTTAGGATCAACAACACCTTGGGGTGGGTTGGCAAGTGCTGGAGGAGCAGGTGCTGGTGCTGGGGCTGCTGCTTTAAATCCAACCGCAGATGCTATAGCAAGAGCTTCAGGAACTTATGCGCCTCCTGGTGCAGCATTACCAGTTCAACCACAACAAACTGTTTTTGGTGGTATTGCACAGCCAAACACTCCCGTAGTTGCCTCAAATTCGGTAGACCCAACCACTGGTTTACCTCGCGGTGCGCAGTCTGTTGAATCAGCAACAATGTTTGATAAGTTAAAAAATGCTCCTGGAAAAGCATGGGATCTTATATCTGGAACAGGCCAAGAAGCGGATAAACAACGCGAAGATTGGTTAAAGAAAAATAAAAATTATTTGTTGGCTGGTGGCCTTGGCACGTTGATGATGTCACGTGATGATCCACGAGCTACTCCTGAAGCGCCAATTATGAAGTTCAATCCAAACTATCAATCAGCTACAGGTCAATACAATGCAGGCCCAATGTCTGGCAAGAGCGGCGAGCGCAATTATTCATTTTTTGCAGATGGCGGCTTTGTAGGTCAACCTGTAGAACGTATGTCACAGGAGAATTCTGTAGGCGCTAACACTAACTATCCTATGGCTAACAGTAAGCCTTTTGGATATGCCGTACCTAAGAACTATCCTATTTCCCAGAACGTATTCCAACCTGAAAGCTTTGAGCGCGTAGATCCTTACACTGGTGAGCAAAAACTTGCCGATGGTGGTTTAGCTACCTTGCACTTTAAATCAGGTGGTGCATTTATATCCAAGTTAAAAGCTGTAGCAGCTCCTAAGAAAGCTACGCCTAAATTAACAGATACCAAAGCATTAGAAACATCAATTGCTGGTTTGCAAAAGTACGGTGGGTATGAAGAGCAGATGGGTAAGTACAACGACTTGACCCAGCAAATTAAAGACCGCCAAACAGATAAGGCAAACAAAGCCAAGGAACTTGCTGATAGAACCAAGTCTTACACCGCTGATCTTAATCGCATGAAACTGGAGCAAGCTGCTCGCGTTAAAGAATTAAATACTGAATACACAGGAAAGATCACGGACTTTAATAAAGAAACTACTTTAGAAACAGCAAACAAAACCAAAGATTTAAATGCAGAAATTGCAAGTAGAACCAAAGACATAAACACAGAAATTGCAAACAAAACCAAAGATATAAATGCAGAAACAACAAGTAGAACCAACAGCATAAATGCTGAATTTGCTTCTCGTCAAAAAGAAGTTGCCGCTATTAAAAACCCACAAGAAAAAGCAAGCGCATTAAAAGATTTAAATAGTTGGAAATCTGATGCAACAAAAGATTTGAATAGTTGGAAAACCGATGCGTTAAAAGATTTTAACGGTTGGAAATCAGGAGCGCAGGCTGAATTTAACAGTTGGAAAACAAGCGCCACCAATGATTTAAACAACTACAAAAAAGATCGTGCTACTGAATTAGCTAACATTAACAAAGATAAAACAAATGCTATAAACGATACAGCAAGCGATATTAAAAACTTTACTAATGATTACAATTCATTCAAGACAGAAGTATCTGCATTTAACAAAGAGGTAGATACGTCAATTGCAACGGCAATTAAAGATCAAGCTGCTGCTAAACAAGCGGCTGCGTTTGCAAAAGATCGTGAAGCTAAAGAAGCTACTTTTGAAAAAATAAAAAATACTAATCAATCATTAGTTGATAAAGCTAATGAAGATTACGAAAATGGTATGAGTAAGTTTAACGAATACCAGAATGCTTTAAAAGATGAACAAACCAAATGGGAAGAAGATACCAAACGTCAAACTACTGGTATCTCGTCTTTGCGCGCTCAATCTGCTGCGGCAAATATTTCGGCACCAACTGCTACGTCGGCAGATTCATATAACCCGCAGTACATGAAAGACCCAGTTACTGGTAAGTTGGTTCCGTATAAAGATGTTACGCCCGCATCATTTAAAAAATATACCAAAGCTCCTGGATATGATACGACCACTCGTATTATGGATGAGGCTGACATCAATAATCTATTTGAAGATGTGGCTGGACGTCATCCAACAGCAGAAGAAATGGATAAGTTTTTGGGTATGAAAACTTCAGATGCGGTGCTTGCTTCGCAAATCATGAAGTTGCCTGATGTGGCTGGCAAAACAACATTCTCTGATGATGATTTAAAAGATAACTTCAAATACTACACAGGCCGCGATCCTACTAAGGGTGAACTTGCCAACATGAAAAAGTCAAACTTGACTGATTTCAATGCGGTAAGAAATTATGTGCAATCGCAACCAGCCTATCTAGATAATTTAAACAAAATTGGCGGTACTTTATTTGACAAAGCTAATGAACAACAAAAACATGAAGAGGCTTTGGCTTCTAGAAATTTTGCTCCATTAAATGCAAATGAAGTAGCTACGGCTTATAAAGATGCACTGGGACGCGATCCAAACATGGATGAGTTGCGCAAGTACATGGGGGCATCATCTACGCCTTCAGACATAGTTAAGGAATTAAAGTCATCCGATGAATATTTAGCATCGCTGACCAAACCTTTGGTTCCATCGTTACAACAAGGCGCTATTAATCAACCAACTCAGCAGGGAGCTATTAGTCAAGCTCCTGCCGTGGCTCCTATTCCGTTTACTAAATATGCGCCAGGAACTAGTTTGTCTTACACGCCTGAGCAACAAGCACAGTCTGGTTTGGGTTCTATTACTGGCGGCCTAGCTCCAACGGCTACAGGTTTGCAGCAGCCATCATTGCGTGGCCCTGTAACTATTGAGGGTGCTATGCCGTTAAATCCTACGGCTCAAGAGCAACTTGGATTGCAGACTTTGTTTGGTCAAATAGCTAATCAAGCTCCATCCCTGCAAACAGGTATGAACTTTGCCGCTCCTTCTAATAGTACGTTTGGGTTCCAGCCTTATGCTGCCGCACCACAAAACCCTGCTTCTCTTGAGCAAGCATTAGCGGCTTTATTGGCTCAACAAAAACAAGCTACTCCTACCGGTATGGCTATGGGTGGTATGGCTGATGGCGGGTATAACTTAGGAGGTTACTCCGATGGCGGCAGGTTACTCCGTGGCCCAGGCGATGGCGTTAGTGATTCTATTCCAGCTACTATTGGTAATCGTCAGCCTGCTCGTCTTGCTGATGGAGAATTCGTCGTGCCTGCAAGGATTGTTTCAGAACTCGGAAACGGAAGCACAGACGCTGGAGCAAAAAAACTCTATGCCATGATGCAGCGTATCCAGCAAGCTCGCGGTAGAACAGTTGGCAACAACAAGGTTGCAGTTAATAGTCAAGCAGAGAAACTTCTGCCAGCATGAAGTTAAACATAAGTCTTATACCGTATGGCGGGTTGTCTAAAGCGGTAGTGGCAATCATGCCGTACTTAGAAGAATCAGCGGTAAGAAGTAAAGGTCGGTCTTCTGTAGATGACATATTGAAGTTTCTGTTTACTGGACAGATGGCGTTATGGGTTGTGTTTGATGAAGAGACTCACGAAGCACACGGTCATTTCATTACAGAGATTAAACAGTACCCGCAGTCTAGTATGCTTGTAATTCAGTACGCTGCCATGTTGAATAACCACATGGACGAGATTGAAGATTTGATGCAGGAATATGCACAGACGTATGCAATAAATGCCGGTTGCCGTGGGATAGAGTTTGTTGGTAGGCCTGGTTGGAAGAAACATGCAACTAAATATGGTTACCAAGCGCAGAGCGTGACGTACCAAAAATTCTTTGAATAGAGGCGATTATGAGCCGAGTATCGTATGCAATGATGGAAGCTGGGTTTATACCTGGTGACTTGGGCGCGTTCAAAAAAGAGGGCGGCAAGATCCGGCTGTATGACAGCGGCGGAGGTCAACCAGCACAACCATCTAGCACAACCCAGACAACTCTGTCCTACCCTGCTGAGTATAAGCCGATTGTTAATGAGGCTACTCAACGTGCGGTGGCAGAAGCTTCCACTCCGTACACTGCATATAAGGGCGAACGTATAGCTGGGTTCGATCCATTCCAACTTACTGCCCAACAAGCAGTAGCTAATCTTGGCCCAGCGCAACAGTTAGCTCCTGCTACTCAATTTGCTGCTTCTGCTGGCATGAAAGCTGGCGATATTCAGTATCAACCACAGACTAATTTTGGCGCTCCTAGTTTTACTCAGCCAGGATTAGCAGGTTTATACATGTCTCCGTATGCACAGAACGTAGTAGACATACAGAAGCGTGAAGCGCAACGTCAAGCAGATATAGCCAATCAACAACAACAAGCACAAGCGGTTGGTAAGGGTGCTTACGGCGGATCCCGTCAGGCTATTCTGCAAGCAGAAGCTAATCGTAATCTAGCTACCCAGATGGGCGATATACAGAAAGCTGGTAGCCAAGCAGCTTACGAGCAAGCACAGAATCTGTACAGCAACGAAGCACAGCGACAGATGGCAGCGCAACAAGCTGTAGAGCAATCGCGTCAGTATGGAGCTGGTGTTGGTTTACAGGGTCTATCTACTCAGTTACAAGCTGCACAACAGTTGGGTTCATTGGGCGCAGAACAAATGGCTCAACAACAGCAAATTATCAACGCGATGCAGAATGTTGGT